ACTTCTTTGTGGCGCTGCATCATTGCATCTGCCACCGCTTCATGATTGTACGGCGTCAGATAGTATGAGTCAAGGTCAATATCCACTGACACATAATGCACATTCGGAATGAGCGGGTCATGCTGCTCTACTCGAAGCCGTGGGCGAAGTAGTGGTACTCCAATACCAAACATTTCTATGTCTCTAAAGCAAATGTCCCCACCGATATTCATGCCCAACCCAAGCACCAATTTTTGTGACGCAAGTTCTTCAATAAACTGATCAAATGGAAGGCGTCCTAAATTGATAGATACATCATTGGAATACTTCTGTTGCAATACTATGATACATGCTCTTTGTGGGTATACTGTGCCCCTAAAGTAGAGTTTGTCTTTTAGAACAATCTTACTGCGATGTTGCTGAATGGACTCGTAATTGAGCATCCCGAACTGCCAAATGGTTTCTGGATAATAGCCCGGTCTAATCAACTTTCTTTTGACAATCAATGTTTCGGGTATATCTCTGTCCAACCGATAAGAGTTGTATTGACCGCAGGTTGCACCAGCGAAATCGTCAAGGTTGACAAATGGCATTATATCGGAACATACATCACCAAACTCAGATACATGAAACTTACCAGTATCGGCGTTTTCAATGATTGATAACGAACCATGTGGAATTTGTATGTCACGATATTTACTAACCGACGCATCCGTTAGATTGAGTGTGACTTCGTGCTCTTTGCTTAGTTCTTCCACCAATCGGTGCGTCATCCCATTATCAAAACGATATTCCGGTAGCCCGTAGTGGTATGCGTAAATGTTAAATCGCTTCATCATCATACCTCAAAATGATAAAATCACAGCCCATTTGAGATTATATTTGCTTTTATAGCTAATGGGCTCTCTGCATTCTGGACATTCTAGCCAAAAGTTCATGATATTCTTTTCCAACACCTATTGTGTCCCACTGCAAACAATTCTGTAAATCTACTATCTTTCATAATAGTGTTTTCAACTGCTTGAGTAACTTCCACAAGTCCTTTGGAATAATGCTCATTTCTGTTCTCTATCGATCCTATAGGAGCTACACTGGTAGCTTCTAGCGGAAGCGCCAAATTACAACTTGCGTCATCAATAACCAATAGTCCACCCTTTTTTGTCATTTCTGCATAATGTTTAATGTCACTTATAACCGTGTCGTATTCGTGGCCACCGTCAATATAAACCACATCAAACGGTGCCTCAAGACTCGTAGTATAGATGACTGCTTCATCCATTGAGTTTCCAACTATAAGCTTGAAATTATTCGTGGGTTGCTTAGCGAAGGAAAATGTCTTTGTAATATCTTGTTCAAAATCAGGCTTTTGCTCGCCTGGTTGGTCGCCCGGATGAGTTCCACTAAAACCGATTGTACTCAATGGTGTGACACCGAATGTCTTTCCGCTGATTTCATGCCGCTTAGCAAATAAAGTCACCAAACAAGGAATCTGCCCTCTATATACACCAATTTCAAGAAATTTAAAGTCCTGTGGTAGTTGAGAAACAATGAGATTCCACATCCAATAAAACTGAGTTTCACCATAACCGTGCTTGTTGACCAAGACCCACTTTCTTAAGTTGATCAGCTCTGGGTCTTCTTCTATGCGGCGAAACATATCGTCCCGCACTGCTGTATGAAACTCTACCGTATCTTCATATGCGTCTACTAAACCTTGAAATGTATCAAATGCTTTCATTTATCCATTATCCATCTCAATTTGGTAGTTTGTGCTCTTGACCCAAAATACATTCTCTTGCTCTTCCACTTCAAACTTCTCTGTGGTGGCATAAAGATTCTTATATCCAATGTGTTTGTATCGGCCAGCTTCATGTAAGAGTTGACGCCCTTTTACAAAGTCCATATAGCGGTCAGGCTCGTCAGGACCTGGGCAACTGTCTTTATGATACAACACATAGAAGGTGCCCACTTCATTTCTGACCACGGGAAGGTTAGCCCATTTGATGCGCTCGCGTATATCTTCGTCTTCATTGCCCCAACCCACATACATCGGATTGAAACCATTGACCGCTTCAAAATGCTCCCGCGTCATGCAAATGATGCCGCCGTAAAAGTTGGGGTCAACTTCCCTTTCAAACTCACGATAGCCGGCCGGCGTGTCCCAATAGTCACGGCGTTCGTCCATTGTTTCGTTCAGGAAGATGCCTTTTTTAGCGGGCAACACTACCTTGTCGGTCACTTCGTAGCTCACATCAGCTGTGGGTAGCCAGTCAACCTGATGAAAGATGAGCTTATCGCCCCTAGAATATGTGAACCCAACATTTTCTACGCACGCAATGCGGAAGTTGTCGTCGTCGTCTTGCTCCGATATGATGATTTCGTAGTCTTTCCCACGGAACAGCACTTGCAACCTTGGCAACAACACTTCAAGTTGCTCTCGCCTATCTCTATAAGGAATGATTATGCTATACTCCATAGCGCTTTCCTACCGCTGATTTCAACTCTGGAATACGGTCATATTGATGAACTATAGTGAACGGCTCTTCGTTGCGTGTATAGCAAAGTCCGTTTTTGATATATGGTAATGGTTCTACAAAAGTTTCTTGTAATTGCGGACTTGAGAATGCAGAATGACACTGGCATGCCCACGGCGTATTGTGAGTCATTGTTATGGCTTTGTCTCTATAGGCCGTTTCCAGCAACAGGTTATAGACTGCCTGGTCACCAGCAACTTGTTTATTGTGCTTACAAGCAAAGAAGATGTTGAGAAACAAATCAGCTGCCACATGTCCCCGAACAGCGATGACGCCGGCGTTGTGGATGACCGCGTTACGCATCCTGTAGCCCCACACGATTGGTCCGTGAGCGTGCTGCTGGTCGCCTGCGTTCCACGGTTCGTTTCTGTAAAGCTGGCCCTCACTGGATGCTAAAATAGTTGCGGCCGTCGGCTCCGACTCCCATATCTCTAAGAACTCATTTGGGTTCTTTTGGAACACCACATCACGAAGATCGGTAGAAATAACCCAATCATAAGTTGTGGGTCTCTGCATCAGATACCACGCCATATGGAAAAAGCGATTTCTGTTTACCGTCGTCTTGTGATGTGGTTGCTCTTGGTGATTGATAGGCTGACCATTATAATCTTGCTCCGCTGGTAGCAAATCAATGTTCAACTCTTTAGAAAAGGCAGAAAAGTTAGGGTCATTTACTCTATAGGTAATGACCGCAGCTTCTCCATCATAGCCTGACTCTCTAAGAGACACTGCCCAAGTTCTTGCATCATCCCACCCCAATAAATCAACAGAGCTGATTAGTAAGTTTTTCATAAAACCATCTCCCAATTTGTAATAGCTGTCCCATGTAAGTGTGCTGCCCATTCTGGCATTGCGTGCGTTGACTTAGTTGGAATGGGCTGAATGAGTGCTCTTCCTTTTTGACGCAATTCTAAGAAAATGTTCATGTCAAATGGATAAGTTCCTTCTGTATATTTTCTCCAAATGTCAGCGTCTTCTTGTAAGATTGACACATGCGATGCGAATGTCATGGTGGTGCTGTTAGTCAGCATCCAATAAGAGCTATCTGTGACGAACACTTTAGTAGCTTCTGCTCCATCTTCATCTATGAGAGGGTTTCCTCCTTTGGAAGCTGGGATATACTTGTCGGGGTGGTTGTATAAAGTGACATACGGCGATCGTTCCAATCCCTCAGCCAAGGCGGATCTTGATCCTGGAAGGTGGATGTAGTCGTCTTCAGCGAAGTAGACTTTCTCGTTTCCGTCGAGTTCCAAAGCTTTCTCAAAAACCAATCGGAAGGACGCTGCGCTACTTCCTGTGGAAGACCTATGCAAATCAATTCTGTAATGCCGATCCCCATCAGAAAGCCGATTATACCATAAAACAAGATTGTTGAATTTTTCATACGTTTCGTCCCTCACATTATCTAATAGTAGTAACATACTATCTTCGGGAGAACAAAACTCTCGCAGAAAGTTGTTGAGGCAACCTTCTTTGGTTGCCTTCTCAAATCTAACCCTAGGATAACTGCCGTCACTTAGTCTGTAAAATATTTGCATCGAGCACTACCGGGGTTACAGGTTCATTTTCCATTCCTGGTTCATCTAACTCGTCGGGCTCTCTACTTGTATCGTAAGTGACAACTTTGACATTGCTGAGTTTTCCTCTGTCATAAGTGCGATATGAGTCCCACTTCTTTATCCATGGCTTGTCTATATACAACTTGTAAAATTGCTCAGCAGTCATCGAACTTTTCACATCAAACAATGGTAACAACATCCTGCGCGGTAAAAATCGTATGTCAAGACCATGCATCTTTCCTTTCCAAAGAGGGTGAGTAATGAATACCCAACGCTCTTCGCCCTTGTAGATAAATGTAATGACTTGACCGCGTTCAAAATCGCTCCCATATGGCTTCAGTTTAGTGTCCATGAAGTGTGGGGAGTGCTGAGTGCGGTAGTCATGAAGTTTCCGACTTTCTCTCTGTTTGCTGGGCTTGCTTTCTTTAGCCATCTACTTGTTTACCCTCCTGAGCGATTGCTCCGGCGGAGGTGTCTTCGTCGTGAGCAGCTGCCTTCGCGCCGACGGCTGCTTCGGCCTCGGCTCCTTCGGGCGCGTCCATGCCGTGCTGCTCCGCACCAGGGGCCACTGGCGGCTTCTTGAGCGTGAGCTTGCTGAGCTTCGGGAGTGACGGCAGCTTGAGCTCCACCTTGTCAGGAATGTAGAACTCAGGAATGTAGCGGCTGAACAGCTCGTCGGTCTCTCGCTGGATCTGCTCGAACGAGAAGCGCTCTGCGTTCCGGCGGCCGAGCTCCGCTCCGCGTTGGATAAACTGCGAGTAGTTCTTCCAAATGTGGTGAAGATAGTTTCCAGCCATTTGGTAATCAACCTGAAACCATCGAGTTCCCTTGTTGATCATGCCTTCCCACACCGCTGACTCGTGCACTTCCTCCAGCTGGCCGGGAAGCAGAACCGCTTCCTCCGCGGTCAGAAAGTCCATGTGGCCAGACCAACCCGACACGATGACAGGTTTGCCAGTGACGCACGCTTCCAGGAGCGGGCGTCCGAAGCCCTCTCCCTTGGTGAACGACACGAACGCCTTCACTCTCGGGTGGTTGTTGAGGCTGTTCATTTCTTGGTCAGTTAGATGACCATGTAGCAGATATATGTTAGGAAGATTCTTGCCATTTACAAATGCTCTGACCGTATCAATCTTTTTGAGCATTTCTTCGCGATCAAGCACAGAGAAGCCGGCCCCGCTTGTCTTGAGAATAAGTGCCGGACGCCTTTTCTTTGGGACCTGGCGAAATACTTCCAGGAACACTTTGATCAACATTCCAACATCCTTGCGGTCGGCACCAATATGTCCGCTCAACCAATGACCAACAAACAGGAAACAAAAATTCTCTTTGATTTCTTTCATTGCCTTTTCTACCGACGGCAATATTTCTGTCTTTGGAATTTTACGGAAAATGTTCGGATCAATGCAATTGTGCAACACTTCAACCGGTTTTTCGTTTCGTAGTCTCCCAATAATGTTACCTTGTTGGTCTTTCTTGTCAAATATTGTGCCGGACAGCACCTTCTTAGAGTGTTCGGAAATGGTGAAAGTTACATCCATTTTGTTCATGCCTTCGGTCCACTTCGGGTCACATGCAGTTGTCTCGATGCCAGCAGTGATGCCTATGTTGAATTTGCCAAGAGGCTGAAACTCATTAGGTACCGTGATACTGACGAAAATTTCGGGTTGCCTTGGTAAGTTATTCTGCATAATGGTTCTATGCACAATAGGAACATCACGCGGGTCATCACTGGTGAGCGCATTCATTGGCGTTTGTCCCCACGGGCAGGACCAAATCTTTACGTCCCACTTGTCAATATTGATAAGGTGACGGCAAATATCTCTTGCCATGTCTCCATATCCACTTCGAGTTCCAACAGGAGCTCGAATAAGCATTAGCGGTTTACCCATTACGATTTCTCCATAACAAATCTTGGTGGCCTGTTAGTCTTATCTTCCCATTTCTCTAATGCAACATCCATTCCATTGATGAAACATTGACCCATGTTGGCTGCTGTGAATCCTTCTTCAATCGCGTACTTACGGCCCAGCGCTCCGCGTCTGTTCCGTTCTTCGGGAGTCATCTTGTAAAACTCCAAGAGCTTGTCTCCTGCAGTTTTCCAATCACACCGGTCATCAAAAATATAAGGTGTCTGTGGTGAACCAATCAGCCCGCGTTGTGCGGGAAAAACCGGCAGCACCCACTCACCATGTTTAGTATACTTCTTGACCGCGTTAGTTCCAAAGTCAGGACCGAAGTGCTTGTCGGGATCAAGATAGACGCCGCTCTTTGTCATGAAACCACACTGGTCTTGCAATCCGCCTGTTACATTGACTACAATCGGGGTCTCGGCCAAGATTGACTCAAGTGTGCTAATACCGAACCCTTCATTAGATGCAATGTTGATTGTCACATCACCAATGTTATAGAGTAGATTGAGCTGACGGGGCGCCAATCTATCAGTTGAAAATATCACCTTTATATCTGCTGCGCAATCGCGGATGACCGTGGGCAAATCCGTACCGTTCTCGTCCACAGGCTGCGTGTGCATGACTAGGCGGCAACGGCTTGCTTGCACGGGAGTAAGTTGCTGCGTGAAGTGCTGGAAAGCCAATATCACATCACCAGGCATCTTGCGTCGTATGTTGCGGTTATTCCAAAAAACCACAAAGTCTACTTGGTCGTGGCCGAACATTTTCTTTCGCATCTCCACCATTTCCCTCAGTTCCTCCTTAGAGGCAACTTTCCGAAAAAAATTCTCGTCCATTCCATGAGGAACGTAGCTGATGCGCCAGTCTTCTACTTTACCTTTGTCTTTCCCGTTCTGCCACACTTGTTTGACAATGTTGTAGGTTTGCTTAGAAATACAACCAATCCAATCACACGACCGATAATAGTTCTGGTTGTATTTCGGATACGGCGTGTCATCCCAAATATGGTAGAAGAATATCGGACAATGCTCACGAAGTTCATTCTCCATCTGATATAACCATATCCAAAATCGGGGATCGGTAAAATGAAGGATCGCGTCAGGTTTCTCGTTCATTAACAAGTAACGGACTATTTCGGGATTTCCATAGCCTGTGAACGGATAGACGCGAACCTTTGCGTCGGTCAATCCTGTTTCTTGGTTAACCGCATCCGACATGTCGTAGAGCTTCCCTTGTTCGGGATGCTTGACTGCTGCGGCGAGCTGGACCCAGTTGTATCTGTGCGCGGTTTTGCAAACGATCTCTTTGCTCATTACACCGACGCCTGAAGTCATATGGTAGTCAGCGCATGTCGTCTGATAGCAGTAGGATAGTTTTCCGCTGTTCTCTCGGAATCCATCCAGGCTTCTGCGTATCAGGGCGACATGCGCTGATAACCTCCTGTGCTTTAGTGTTAGTGATTTTGGTGTTAGTCATTTATTTTCCGCCCTCCACATTATTTCAATATTTCAATTCCATCAATTTCAACTTCTTCGGGAGCAAATCCTTCTCCAACCAAAACAGGACCAAAGTCATTGGTTGGGCGCTTCTGCCCAACGTAACTTACAAAAATGATAATATTTTCTCCTTCAACTACAATTGAGTGTAGCTTTCCTTTTCTTTTTTTGGTTGTAATATCAATGTCTCTTTTCAAAAATCTAATTATGGTCATCGGGACCTCATCTTCCATAGTAAAATTGCACCGTTAAAATTTGGTTTTCAGGGTCATTCTCTTCCCCGACAATCTTGCCGGGTGCGGCAAACTCAGGCGGAGCATCTTCTCTAATCACATCAGCGTGACTACCTGAAAAATGGCCGTCGAGGAATCGCTCAAGAAGTCGTTTGACCACCTTTCCAGCGGGCCAGTGGTTTTCTACACACAACTGCTTAAGCCGTGACGCAATTTCTGCATCTACTCTAATTGTTGTTGTTTCGCTCATATCCACTCTTGTCTATTGTTTATATGTAATGTCTACACTTGTCTATAAGTATCACACGCGCGGCGGATACAACCAAACTTCCTTATCAGGAGCTTTCTTCTGAAATTGGCGAATGATTTCTTTGGACACAGCGTCCCATTTCAAACCACCTAAACCACACCCAAGTGCTGGTATAGCAACAGAATGAACCTCGTGCTCATCCATTATACGAATAAGCTCCGAGATTCCTTTTCTGATGTATTCCATTTTTGACGGATTTTTCCAATGGTCTTTTGTAGGAAGATTGAAAATGTAAAGAACTTCTTTGTAAGTGTCAATGACCCAAACAAACAACTTTCCCGGCTTCAACTTTTTCTCTTCACACGCCTTCTTGTATTCTTCATTCATATCGGGATAAAACTCAGCAAACTTCTTTGCCAGCCCCTTTCCCATTACTCCTACGCAGTTAACAGGATTGACGATTGCTTGTGTGTCAGCTTCAAAGATATTTCCTTCTACGAAGCGAATCATTTTAGCGTCACCCTTTCTATTGGTATTCGCACTTTATAGATCCACGGAATATATTCTTCCGTTTCTGGATTCATTACCTCAGAAAGAATTTCTACAATAAGAAAAGTATCTCCGCAGTCTTTAAATGGAGCTCTCCTAATAACTGCTTCTTGTTCCCAGGCAGTTCCTTTATCTGAGATACACTTACTGCCCGGACGATACTTCTGCTTCTGTTTCAATCTTGAAATCCTCGCTCATTACTGCTTCTGACCCAAGCTTGTTGGTGCACCGGCGAAGCAAATCGGTTTGATCTTCGTCGGTGTCAATAACTTCACCATAGAGAATTGCCTTATACATCTTCTTTCTCCATTTCACTTTCCATTTCGTCAAGAAATTCTCGTATCTGCTGTTCCGAATGTAAAACATCTTCTGCTGTACGTTGACACATTGCTGAAACTTGAACTAATTCTTTCCACAAGCGTTCTGTAACTCGTGCGCCATCCTTGAGAAATACTTCAGCTTTGAATTCTTCCAGTTCTTCGAGAATGATTGCATAACCTTCGTGAAGCGAATTAATGTTTGCGTGGAGTTGTCTAGCTCTATCCAATTCTTTTGCTACATCTTCTGTGAAAATATTATCAGTCATCCCAAACTCCTTCTGAGCAATGTTCCGTATGATTGTAAGGACAAAAGCGACATGCCGATTTAGATGGCGTCGCGGTCACTTCTATGGTGTGATCAGCATATACCTTTTCTGCTCCGTTTAAGAAACTCTCAAACTCGTTCATAGCCTTCTTGACAGCAGCCGTCTTGTTGGCTGGTACGAAGGAGCTGATGCGGGGAATTGGATATGGTGATCCCTCAAACAATTTCCTCTTAAGAATCAAAAATTCAACATCAATCCAATCTTCATTAACGTTAAACTTCTCAGAGTAGTAGCGCTTGTAGATTAGAAGTTGATTTGTCTTTGACTTATCTTTCTTAGCCCACTTGTTCCATCCCTTAGTGGAAGTTTTCAAGTCAACAATCCTGATAAGTCCTGTTAACTTGTGGCGTAGGATAATATCCAAATAGCCACGGAAAAGAAGTTTATCTCTGACTTTGAGATTGAGCGGGACTTCTATACCCTCAAGTGTCCACTCTGCAGTCGGAAAGAATTTCTCGGAGTGCTCTTGAATGTATCTGAGAATATGCTTCCCGTCTTCAAAAAACTCCTTCAGTGTGGGCTTGTCGCACACGAATATTTTCTGTCCGTTTTCTTCAATGATGCTTTCTTCGAATCTCTTGATCAAATTGGCTTTGAGCACATCTTCTAAATCAACCGTACGAGCCATCACCTTTGACTTGTTAAACAGAATGTCCAACCAACTTTGAATCGTATCGTGCATTGCTGACCCAAAAACCGCGTGAATGGAATCTTCTCTGGGCAGCACCTTATCTACATAAGTTAACTTCCATTGAAGTGGGCAGTCTGCCCACATCTTATATTGACTATACGAAACAGTTCTTGTTCTACTCATCTATTTTGATTTACCAAAGACTATATCAAAGATACTACGAAGGTCAGAGCTTATTTCTCTAATCATAGAATCTATTTGCTTTGAGGTTTCCCTTACTAACAAAATGGTTTTTCCTCCATGCAAAACAACTCTCGTGCAAGGTACACGCTGTTCGCCCGTAGGGCGGGTGGAATCATTATGGTAGTGACCTTCATAATAAGAAATGTAAGACGGATTGACTCGCACAGGCTGGCCAGCCAATATTGTTAATGTGATAAATTTCATACGGCCTCTCTAAATATTGAAGAATTCCTTTGACTTTTCATAAGTCCAGACTTTTCGCTCGTTGCGCTGGAAAGTTCTATTGCTCTCACTTGTAATTGTTGGGTCATAATTGATTGATGAACAGGGTTTCCACCCACCCGCATTCAAGTCTCTAATTTTCCACTCTAAGTCTTTGCTTTTCGGATACTCGATGTTCCATTCTACTGATGACTCTTTGAGTAATCTTCGTTTTTCTCTTTTGTCGCATAGGAATTGTAGGTATCTGAATTGCTTTCCTTTATAGTGGTTCCACCCAAACTCTTTCAATTGCTGACGCGTGGGCCGGTGTCCATACTTCGCTTGCTTCTTCTGATGCCTGCTTGTAATTCCTTGGGCACTGCGTGGATGAATACGTTCACCCTCTTCCGACATATACAAGTCAGTCCAAATGTAACCTCCATAGAGGAAGTTGGCTGACTGATAAACATAACCAGGCTTTCCAAGAGTGCCATCGGCCCAAGTAAACAGCAGCTTCTTATCGGGCTTATTTTGCTTCAGCCACCGGATTGTTCTGCTCAGAAAGACTGACTCGGAGTTTTTCGGCATATCTTCGTGCATACACATTTTGCCAATTTCATAGTAATCTTTTGCTGTAAGCGAGGGGAATAGGACTCTAATAGTATGCAGTGGTCGGACGCCCCATCCCAATGTAATCACCCCAACAAGCTCGTCATCAATAAATCCACCAAGATACACTTCGGTCAGCCGTGGCATGATTTTGCTATAATGAAAACTGAATACAAGAGAGAGTGCTTCTACTTTGTCAATCTCTCTCACTTCCAGCGTTGTTATCTTCATCTTGAACCGAAGCTTTCGCAGTAATTTGCTTAGGAATGACTTCTTCCCAAGCAGGTTCCCACTCCATCCTAAGTGTACCATATTTGTTGACTGCTTCCTGTAATCCATGAGGAGTGGTGCTTCTCAAAACTCTCAGCCCCTCACTCCCATCTTTGTTTTTGTGGAGTTTGGCATCCACCATTCCCTCCCAAACCAAACCTTCGCTTTTTGCATACGCTTTGAGCCAGTAGCTATAATATTCTAATGAGCCTACGCCTATAGCAACTTTATACTCTCCCATAGCGGTCTTCTAATCTGCATTCATCATTGGTGTGTTGGGTAGAAACTTCCATGAGTTTTACATCAGTGATGGCAACGAATCGGTGGTGATCTTCGGGAATAATGTGCACTGTGTCGCCGGGTTTCATGATTTTCAATTTACCATTGTGCAGCAATTCCATTTCACCTTCCATAATCAACACATTTTCGTGTCGCAAATTGTGGTAGTGAACAGAAGTTTCTTCACCCTTTTTGATATACATTATCTTGGCAATGTACCAAGGCGTGTGAGCCCAAACCATTTCATAGCCCCAAGGCTTATTTGTTCGTATGTTCATTCTTTTGGCAGCCTATATAGAAAGTCAATTCCACTTTGAAGATTAATAAAATATACATCGGCAAGCCATTCAAATAATCGTAGGTAGCGAAAGCGATCGCTGGTGGTGGGAATTTCATCTACAAAAATGACGCCTTTTCCAAGTCCCTTTCCATATCCCATTTCTCCACACAAACCATAGCCGCTTGGATTACATTCCTCAAAGTAAGAAAACATCCAATCACATTTCCTTATCATTCCAAAATCCCAAGCACTATATTGAGTCCACTTAGATAAGTTATGATCTCTTGGGTCATAGTAAATGTGATGCGGAACGGATTGGCGAACAATATCCTGCCAACCACTTCGCATGCCGCCTGCTAAATATATTCTCATTTGGTTGCTCTCTTCACTTTTTTGGGATCAGTTCCATACATTTCAAGTATGCGCTTCAACCCATCCTTGCCGTCAACCGTAGACATATACAAGTCGAGATAATCTTTTGCTTCAGTCTTACTAACACAGAAATGGTGTGCCACCAACTCTACAATCCACTCTTCATGTTTTGATTCCTGTTTTGCTTTAACGTACTTGTTCCATTGCTTTCGTCGTGGAAGCATTTGACTATAAAACAAGTATGATTCTCGTGCAGTTAATGATTCATATAACTTCTGAAACTCATTAACCAACTCAACATAATCCATATTCATGCTGATCAGACGATTGATCATATACACGTTATAGGACTTTTGGTCTGCTGGACCAAGATCGTCCCAATAGTCTATTTGCTGATTGGTATAAACCGCATTAAGGTGCTGAAAAAGAGTTTTAGTCATTCTACTCTTTCTAATATAATTGGAGTAGCGTACCATTTGAGTTTTGTCCAAAACTCTATAACTTCGTAGCGAGCTTCAAAGTTTTCATAATAGTTGCTATCAGGATATGTGTAGTGCATCGTTGCTGTTAAATTGATTGCATTGCCAAGAACGGTGTAATAACAAACCCCTTTCGTGTTTCCGTACAACCAATCACTGCCGTCAAGCCTATCATAACGAACGATTACTTGACATGCAGGATGACCATATAAATCCAACCGTGTAAACACTAATGCATGAGTGCTATCTCTAAATTGAACATTAGTCGTGTCGCTTATATAGGTTCCCACCCAAGGCTGAGATGGAGGCCCATGAACAGTTGAAGGTGGTTCTGCTGGCTCCAGGCCACAGGCGGCTAGAAGCAAAACGAATACTAGAGATGCTTTAATCATCATTCTCTATTCTCTTCCTTTCCTTTTCTTTGGTGACTTTCTTTTTATCACCTAAAGTACGTTTCCAATTTATATCAAATTGCTCCTCTGAGCAATAATCTATAGATATTGGACGGCGCTTACTTCCCTTTCCCACTTTTATCTCCTGGCATTACAATTTCTAACCCAGGCAACTTACTTCCTTCAATTTTTTCTTCATTAACTTTTGGGGAATTTGAATCTGGTCTCTTAAACCAACCACCCAAACTCTCATGAAGTTCCTTCGGAATTGTGTTACATACCACGCAAGTAAACGCCTTCATCGGAATGTAGCCACTCTTTCCGGTGGGTGAAATCAACGCTGGCATATGCTTCAACAAAATGACTTCGTGGAATGTATAATTGCCACACTTACACTTAACGTCTTCCAAATCGCTTGGGTTGACGTTTAATTGGGCGGTTGGTAATGCTTGTTGTTCTCCGCTTCCGGGCGGACTTATAAACTTACCCATTTGTTTCTCCTTTTATTAGAATCCTACTTGCTTCTTTTTAACTTCTGGTTGCAATGATTCAATATAACCAAGCTTATGATACAATTCTGCGAGTGTCTTTTCATCCTTAACTTCTTCTTCATACCCCTGCTCTTTCATCCATTCCTTAGCCTCTTCGATAGTAAACTTCCTAAAGTTGATGTTGGCCAAACAACGGCCTGGTCTTATGATGGCGGGGTGAATCTTTTCAATTGGTTCGTTGGTGGTGACCAGCACAAGAACTCTCAATCCCTGACCAATCATGCCGTCCACTACATTGAGCAGTCGGCTAAGTGCCTGACCGGAGCGAGACTTTGCGTCCTCTGTAAGAAACTCGTCACCATCCTCTACTACATAGAGCTTCCACGTTGGCTTAATGGTCTCTGGCTCGGTTCGAGCGGCGGAGGGAAGCTCTGGTTCTTCATAGTCTCCACCAAGCAAGACGCTAATCATATACTCGGCACTATCTCCGAAGAATCTTTCGGGGTCAACTATATAGTTGGCCGAGCACCACGAGCCCCACTCTCTAATGAGCGCACGAATAGCGTAGCTTTTGCCCGTACCTGGGGTTCCGTGAAACAATATAAGTTGCCCACTCTTGTCGGGTCTCAAACTGGCAAGCTCAGACAGTCCGTCGTCAATTCCTTTTGGATAGTTGCTAATAATATCTTCCCACGAAGGAACTGTAATTTTCCTCTGTCGCATTACGGGTCCATGCTTACCCAAAGTCCAGAAGGTAACTGGTATTCTACCATCTTCAAGCTTTACTTCTGGAATCCACTTGAGTAATCTTCGTTCTAGCGCATCTGCTTTCTTTTTATTATCGCTGGCAATTTGATAGGCAAATCCCTCTCCCAACCACCAAGATAGTTTACAGATACAAGAGTCATATTTGAATACGATATGATTGGATGCTTTGGAAAAGAATCTTCCCAATATTTTTTCTGCAATAGATTCGATTGACTTAAGAATTTCTGTAAAAGTAGCGTCAGATTGTCTTGTGTCAGAATCTTTAAGAACCTTTAGCGAATAAATTTCACGCAGGAAGCAAACATTGGCTACGGCCCCCAAACCACTGCTGGCATCAGCCAATGAAATATTGTATACCTCTTTATTAGTCATTTTTCCTCTTCTGTTGATTAATAATTTCTGTCTGCCCACTCTATTGCCGCAACAGCAAGCGCAGCAACCTTAATCATGTTCCTTTTGAATTCCTGTATGTCTGCTGGATGGTCCTTACAACAATAGAATGTCTTGCCGGCGTAAGCGGTGATAAACGCAATCCACTCATTTGGGCCGTGTTGGTCATCGTGATCAGCTCCACCCCACCGACCATCTTGATATGCTCTTTCTTGTTTTATAGCTTCAAAAATCTTATTCATTTTATTTTATTGCTCCCATTTTGTAGGCTATCTCTTACAGCCAGTTGTTCCTCTGCAACATCGAATGCTTCTGCAATTTTAATAGCTTCGTCTTGTGTATATTCCTTTGGTAATACTATTGATTTGCATGCTACTTTAAGTGACCACCATAAAAGTTTGCCAGTGTTGCCGGATTCCGCCCTATTTAACCACACTATATCTCCATGCCAAACAAGGTGGTAACTTGTGTAATCGTTAGTGTTCATTTCTGCAACCTCAATACATTAATAATGGTAGCCATAGCGTTAATTTCATGATCGACAACCAACGCATCATTAACCTGTCCGTCTGCTATTGCCAGTATGGTTGCTGAAATATTGTTTGGGCTGATTTGCTCAACCTTATCAAACAAAAGGCGATAGAAAGGTGTAAAGTCTCTCACTCTTGAGTCGGCCAAAATTTGTCGTATCTCTTGAAACTTTGCTTTTGCGGGTGACGCACTTGTTAGCACTTGAATGATGTGCGTCTTATAGTCGCTCTCTGCTATCTCCCGTGCCTCAACATCCAGGATTCCGTTTTTGGAGTGACTCTGGCAATCGTTGATGATTTGACGCAAATCGGGGTAGTGAGCGTCTACGAGCAATGCTAAGTCTTTGGGAGTAAACTTGACGCCCTCCTTCTCAAGTATCTTGGCGACGTGTAGTGCAGCGTCCTTGCGTGACGGTGGTACGATCTCAAAGACTTGACACCGGCTGATGAGCGGTTGGATCACGCGGTCACGATAGTTCGCCGTCAGAATGAAGCGACAAGTCTTGCTGAACTGTTCCATCAGGTTGCGTAGTGCTGCCTGACCCTGTGGTGTCACGAAGTCTGCTTCGTCCAACACCGCGACCTTGAGCGACCTGAAGCCGAGGCCGCTAGCGAAGCCCTTGAGCTTGTTGCGAATCGTGTCAACGCTGTTCTCGTCAGACGCATTGATGAAGAGCGAGTCGCAGTCAATCGTGTTGACTATGATTTTGGCTGCGGTCGTCTTGCCAGTGCCCGCGGGCCCATAGAGAAGCAAGTGTGGAATGTCGCCTTCGGCGAGCCAGCCCTCTAGCTTCTCTACGAAATGCTTGTTGCCAATGTAGTCTTTCGTGGATGCTGGCCTATATTTTTCGCACCATAGATAGTGCTCATTCATTGTTATATCTTTCTTTGAAATCTGTAATCCAAAAAGAAAATACTGCCTGATATTTTTGGATATGGCTTCAATGGAGGTTCCTTTATTTCCTCGCGCATCTTTTCAAGCCCGTCTGCAACTTCGTCCCAATAGTTTTCCCATTCTTTGTAGTTGTCTGCTTTACATCCATTCTTTAACTCTACTTCCCACCCTCTATTGAGTAGTTGCGCTACAAGTTGCTCGTCGGTCATATCACCACACATCGGATAATCTCCCCATTCAAAACCAAGCACTTCTTTACCACGAACAGCAGTCCAAATGTTTCCATCTTCCTCCCCGATCCTTACACTACACCAATTGTTACGAAACCTAATATAAACAGGCCTGCCGTCGTCTAGCTTAGCATCCCATTGGGATGGGCATGCAATACAGGTTCTCACCAATTCAACTATCTTCATATCATTCCCAATTCCGCTTCAAGTTCTGCAGTAGCGTTAAGCACTTCTGTCAATGCTTCCGTTGTGGGGAGAGTTTCTTCTTCAAACTTGCGAACTTCTTCTCGGCGATCAACGATGAATTTCATAGCCTTATTAACTGCCCTATGTAATTTTCTATGAGGCCAGCTTATATCATCATCTGAAAAAAAAGGAGCTATAATCCTACGCCAATCATGTGGTCCGGTTGCGGTAACAAGAACTCGGCCGTCATCTCGCAACTCTAGCTTGATAGAATATCCTTGACCGACACTAACATTTTTAGTAATTGATCTTCCCATTATGGCCTCCTAACATCTTCAATAGATTTTAACTCTTGTTCTTAGTCGCATAGTCTCTTTTCTCCAACTCACGGCGACGTTTCTTACACTTAGAGCAAACTACCATATATGGCCCATAAATGTATCGGGCAGTTGCGTCACCCAAGATATTCCATTTGAACCATCTTAGCAATTTGTCTTTTCGAGAAATTGGATACACATTTACCCAACTGCTTCCGCAGTAACACTTAATGTAAGTGAATTCTTTCATGAAATCCTTCATTTTCTACTCCATTGTGGAATTGTGGATCGTATTACCTTTTCAACTGCTGGGTCAAGCAATCGGGGACGTAGAGAACTCCAACTCTCGCCGGTAAGAACATTGTAACCTTTACAAAACAATCCAGTGGTAAGCATTTCTGCGAATTCAACTTGACCAATCAATCCATGATGACAAACGCCCAGGTGGCCGATAACTTTCTCTTCCAGTTTCATAATTCTATATCCCCCGAATTTCATATCTGTTTTTTGTTAGTTTAATGTTGGGATCTGACCGTAGCATGTTTCTATAAGGACTCCATAGTATGCTAACTCCCCAATCCATATACTTCAGAATATCCAATTTAGATACACTGCCTCTTCTCTCAATGAGTCGAAGAATGTCCATATATTTTTCGGTGCGCTTCCGGAGAGTATATCTATCTAAGTTGAATACTTTGTTCCAACCACCGAACCATTGTTCAATCTCAGAATTCCACATCATATCGGGAACGCTTTGCTTAAGTGATTCAAATGCTTTCTGTCGCTCCACACTTCCATCTAACAACTCCAGAAACTTTCTTTCAAATTCTACCTTGTTTGAATACAGCAGCGGATAGTCAGTCCTCACCATTTCTGGATAACAAAGATGATTTGGTAAAAGGTAAGGAGTTCCTCTACTCAATCCGTCCGTAGTTGAGATGCTCCATGCGGAATACTTTTCAAAACAACCGACGCCGAAATGCATTCCTTGTAAGAAGTCAAGATAGTCAGCGCGAGTTGGCAAATTATGATTTTGACACCACGGCTTCTTGACAGTAGCAAGAGTAGTATGAACAGTGAAATCTTGCCGCTTGAGCCAAAGCTTGTCCATCAGAGCCACGAACCAATTCCAGCCGGTGTATTCGTTTGGTCTGTGATTGAAAACAACGTGAGAGTGTGCCTCGTCTGGCCTGAGCGAAAGATTATGACTATCAATTCCAAGATAATGAGGCTGAATTGTTTTGTCCAGTTGAGCAATCACATCTTTACTCACCATTTTTTTGAATCGCTCGAGAATGAATTGTTTCAACCATTCACTATTGACGCCGCACTCTTCCATTTCCAACAGCCCGGCCAAATTGGCCCACAACATATTCTTTTCGTAAGCGGTATTCTCCGGAACTTCAAACCAATGACAATAACCTACAAACTTGGGTGTGAGATTTGTGCTGTTGTAAAACACGTTAGCGAGTTGGGCAGTGTGTTCTGGAAGATGACTATAAACAATATCGTAATCTTCATTGTGCCAATCTACTACACTCAAAATTCTGCCGACGTCGAAGTGAATGCGCATTGTATTCGGGTAAGACGGAAGCGACAAAATTCTCTGCTCAACATTGGGCAAGCTGAGGCTGTTTATTACTCGGGGCACCAGCAAAATCCAATAAACTTCCGGTTGTGCCTCAATCAAATACTTTAGAACATTTCGTATGACCACAACATACGAATCTCTCTCTAAATCTTCCTGATAAGTGATATTAGGATAGACGAGAACTCTATATTTATACTCTTTTTGTGGCGTTGGGTCAACAAGCCACTGGCTAATATCGCTCATCTACCAACATCCGTTAGATAAAGGTCTCGGGCGTGTTCCCAAGACACCCCAATCAAATCGTTGTAATACAACACCTCTGGCTTGAGTCTCTGTTCTGCGTGAAGTTTCTTATAGCGATTGACTGCTTTTTCAATCCACCAATTATATACACCTTCCGGCCCCTTCATTCGGGGATGTAGAATCAACTCTTCTTGTGGTATCTCTCCGCGCATGTATTCACGACCATTTTGGTATCTCATGCAATAATAGACGCCGCGCTTGAAACCGTGTGTATAGAGGCTTGCTTTTATGCCCGATGTTTGGAAGATCATATCCATAATCTTTTGTTTGATTCCAGTAATGGGGCCGACAATATCTTCTTTGACTGTTGCCTTAATGTAGGCATCCTTCTTGTTCTCTTTCAACCAGTGATGCCACTCTTTATACACAAAATCGTCCGGCTTCAGATAGATTTTGCCTTGAGTGGCTCCCAGTTTCTTCCACCACGGCATGCTGTTATACATTGATTCTGTGCCATAGAGGCTGGTTGTGGTCAGTCCGACAAGCTTGTGGTCTGTTGCCTGTTCCCATGCGTCTGCCACAGGGTCATCCGTCATCAGAGCTGCTACAAGCTTACCGCCGAGAAAGTTGTAGCCGAGAGGCTGGCATGCCATGATGCAGGTGGCGATTGTTGAGTTGTTCAATCGGCCCGACTTCACTCTTTGGTCAAAACTCCACCCTATCCATTGGTCTCTGACGCGAATGCTTATAACATCACTTCCAATTGAACCACAGCCGAGATACTTCTCAGTAACATCATCATAAACTATAAAACGAAGGAAACGACCTGGGTTCTGCTCAAATGCCATTGTGTGACAGAATATTCTTAACATCAACCAATCGTCCATGAGCCGATTGTCTGTGTCTGGATTGACATAACAGATGCGTGGACGCAAATCACGAAGCTCTTGCTCCGTTTGTTCTACATTCCTTATATCTGTCGGGACCCATATCTTTGCTTTCACCACTTCCGACCGATTAATCAATCGTTGATAATCTTGAGCTTCTTTCCATTTTTTGTATAAAGTGTGCTCATACACATCCTGTTGTTTGAGCATTTCCATGTGGGAACGAAATTTCTCCCGCAGCGTATCTACGGTGGTAGGTTCCAAATCAAAAAACTGACTTGGAAGGAAGTCATTAGGCATCTTCGTTGTGATGTTCTCTAAGATGTGCCTTATAATGCTCAGCTAAACTCTTGAACTCCTCAGCTAAATGAATGTGTCGTTTAACCCAATGGTTGTGTCTATCAATCAATTGATAAATCTTATAACTGAAAAGTAGGATAGCTAATATGAAAATTATTTCCCACATGATCTCTCCTTTATGACAGTTTGATCTCAACCAAATAATACTCCACGGTGAAGCCGTCAATATCAAACGACACATGCGATAGTCCCTTTTCAGAAACTTTCATTGTGCCGCCGCGGGCTTCTTTATTGGCTAAGAGAATGTCTTTTAGGTATCGTGCCGAAAAACTAACCGCTCTGTTTAAGCGATCACCATTTGACAAGTCAACTGTAAATGCGATGCGGTTGGTATTTTGTGTTGCGGAATAACCAAGAACGATTTGTGTCTTATTGTCTTCCGTTAAGACCGTAAAAGTCTCTACATCAGGAAGTGCATTCTTGCCCTTGACGAAAGTGTTCATAAACTTGTTGTCAAGTGTTACCTCAATTGCAAACTCAGGAAGTGCTTTCACATCAGGCACTGCTGGAATGACGCTTGGTTCGGCCAGAACGAATGTCACCTTCGTTGCGGCATCACGCAATCCAAGTGACTTTGCGCTGTCATTCTTCTTATTGACCGTAACTTGTATGTCGTCATCCAAAACACCGAGTTCTCCGCGGAGCGTTGCCGTGTCAAAGATGGCGTACTCACCCTTCTCAAATCCTGCGTCAGTCGTACTTACTATTCCTAACACATTCTTGTCGTCAGAAATGAAACGGGTTTTCAAGAGCTTCTTGTCAGTAGTCCAAATGACGGATTCTGCTGCTCCGCCAAGATTATACTTGGCAATAAATCTCTCAAGAATTGATTTTTGCATTATAACCTCTTTAAATGATTTTTAATTGTGATTGAGTTGATTGAACAATGTAATGTAAACATTTATTGGTTGTTTGTCAATAGGTTGTCCGCCCGTCCTGCCAGAGTACGGATCTTGTTGTCCTGCATATTACTAAACTAAACCAATGATACAAACCTCTCTCTTGTAGGTAGAGAACATCGCTATAGCTATGAACACATGGTTTGTTGGCTCGGGTGTCGGGATGTGTGTGGCCTGCTCCGACCAATCGTCTATGAGGTAAGCAAGCTACACGATCAGTATACCATATCCCAAAATTTGTTGTGGAATCAATCCGAGCGACCGCTACACTGTCAATGATAGCGATTTTGGATGGCCGTGGAGCTGCCACACCAGTAAAAACATTAACAGAGACAATTGATGTGTCTTTTGCATATCCATAGAAACAAAATCCTATTTCTTTGGGTAATGCAGCTATAATTTTTCTTCGCATGAAGTTGATAACAGACGTATCACCAAAGGATATACCAATAAATTCTCTGGTATCTACTCTTTCTACAATAGGCAACGGAGATTCGTGATCCGTATATCTGGCGTTGGTGCCACAACCAAACAGCAACACCGAAAAAAGTAGCAAAGTTTTAATCATATAGAATTCTCCCATTTATCATAAATAGTAAATCTAAAATGAGAAAAATTCCCTTGCCATTTGATTTACTTCGGTGGGTATCTTTCCCCATCCCAGCGCAGCGTAGAAGTCTTGTAGTTTGTGAGCAAATTCTTTCTCAAATAGCTTGCGATAGTCAATGTATTCCTTCACCAACTTTGCTACTTCAGGCGGATCAGTATCGTCACCAATAAACGCTACTGCTTCAACTTTGTAGGGGTTGTCTTTTAGATAAACCCATTTGATTTTCGTGCCGTCAGAAATAGTACGATACCTTCTATGAATATTCAAATGTCTCAACAGAACATTGTAGTTAAGAGCTGCCTTGACGTGAGCGGGCGCTCCAAGTTGATAATCACCAAGTTGTTGGTTTGTCTTTTCCCACTTGCTGATATTCTTTACTGCTGTATTGCGGGCAACATCAGGAATAGGCATTGATGGTAGTTTGTTTCTGAAGGAGATTATTTTGGCGTCCAATTCATCTTTCGGAGTGTGGTCAAGAATGTTGCTAAGCACTTCCTTCATAAACTTGCGAAAAGCCGCAGGAAAGCTTGACCGCACTACGTCCAACCCTTTGACAGCAACTTTGTTTACCTCTTGGTCTGTTTCTAAATCATAGACCTTGCGCATCGCGTAGCGCTTCTTGTTAACCCAAAACGCAGAGCTTGCCACGCTCTCCCCTTTAATAACAAACCGATGTTTTCCTTGAATAAAGAACATTCTCTGAGCCATCGCATCATAAAAGTTGTTCAAATGAGATTCCATTGTGCGGGCCAATTCAATTGTAGCTTTCTTCATATCAGTTGACGAACACAAAGGAACTGCGGAGAAGTAAACAGAATCGGTATCAATGTAAATACAATAATCTTCGTTGTCTGCTAATTCGTCGTTATATTTGCTGTTCACATATTTAGCAGATGTTTTAATCACATCTTGGCCACTGGCAGTAACCGCCAGTGCGTTGTCCAAGTCGTAAAAACGAAACACGGGCAAACCCAACACACCATATAATGAGTTGAGGAAAATCTTCTGGATATGTTGACGCATGTTCCAGTAATCTTCTTGCTCTTTGTTTCCGCTCTGGGCGGCTTCCTTCATCTTATCTTTGTATTCTACTCGTTCCGCAAACCATTTGTCGAGTATCTCTGCCAACAATCCAGTTCGGTCGGTGCGATAGATGATTCCGTTGGATGAAAGTGTAAATGCACCGTCCTGCATGAATTGAACAAAGCTCTCACGATTGAGGTTGGTTTTCTTGTTATCACTGTCTTCCACAACATAAGTTTCAATGTTGTTTTGAAAGTGCTGTTCAATGTCCCAATTGACCACTCTGCCCGCTTTTGTTTCAGGTGAGATATTGAGACTCATAATGAGCGATGGATATAGAGATTGTAGGTCTAACGAAAATACCCATTCATGCCGACCAATTTTTGGTGCTTTCACAAACGCTCCGACAAACCCCACTTGGCCGCCGTCTAATGCTTCCATCTTCTCTTTTGCGCCCGCGGGCTTGTTGGGCGCAATAATTCCCTTGCGATGTAGGTCGGTAATAAGCGCACCTTCCAGCCATCTGCTTGAATGGTCGTAATCTTCATACGGGACATGACCGAGCGTGCAAATACCGCGGACCAACTCAATCAATTTCATCTTACTATCTAACTTGTCTACTATATGCACGTCACGCAAGTTGTATTCAACAAATGTCTCAATGTCACTTTCAAACAAGTCATCAAGAGTTCCCTCAAATTCTACCTTTCCCAAGCTAACTTCAATCTTACCGATAGTGTCAAGACGATAGTTTGGCTGTTCCGTGTAAGTGAATTTTTTGTATAAGTCAAGGTAGTCTAATGCTGATATGCCCGCGATACGGTACATATTCTTGCGGTCACTCCATTTGATGATATGAATGGGACTGAGCCGCAAAGCTTCATCCTCTCCCAGGATGTTGCTTATTCTTCTGAACAAATAAGGAATGTCAAAGTAGTCAATGTTCCAACCACTGACTATTGTTGGATTGATTTCTTCCCAAGTGTTTAGGAAGTCTGACAGAAGCTCTTCTTCCGTTCTGGCGTTATAGATGGTGAGCCCTTCTACATCAGTTTTGTAATCATCCAGCTGGCCATCAGGATCAAGAATAAACACATACTCTTCATTTGTAGTTTTATCTTTAAGAGCGACCGAAGTGACTTCACGGTCAGCAGTTTGTGTGTTTGGAAGACCGGTGCGGGAATCTACCTCAATGTCAAGCAAAAGAATTTTATGTCCCTTGGATGCTTCATCTGACTCTAAATACAGATCAGTCAGCACCCGCGTTTCTTTTGGCAGGTCTGACTCCAAAATGTGTGCGTCATCCTTTTTCCAGCGTCTTACTTTCTTGACTTTCTGCCCATGTAAAGACAAAGTGCTTCCCTGCTTGTCTATGCGATAAGCATAGTCAAAGTCGTTATACGGGAAGCACGCGTAACCTTCCTGGTCGTCCCAAAGGTGAACCTGGAAGGTTCTGTCTTTTACATGTTCTATAAAGATGCTCTGATACATCTACTCCTGTATCCAATCGTTTTCAAGTGCGACGGCCCTGAGTGCCTCATAGGCCGCAAGAGTTTCTTCATTCACCTTGTTGGGTGGACCATCTTTCACACGCCGAGTGATCTCCTTTCGGCTGCGCAGTCCACTATGATAGTGCTCCAATAGCTTGTGAAAGCTTGGAGCTGTCTGCTTTATTGGTTCTCTTTTGCGTCTTCTTGGTGCCATGTTTATGAACTCGCCCACTTGTTCCCAAGGAAGTCTGTCCTGATAAGCTGGCGTCCGTCCCACGCATCTTTTGTGTGCTCTACTTCTGCATCTTTTATGTGCTCTACAATTTCGTAAGTGTTGCGAAGCTTTTCAAGAGCAACAAGTGCGAGCTCCACGATGCCGTGCGGTTCAATGCCTGACGGCAACCGATATATTCCTTCATTGAAGTCATTCTGAACCCTCTCTAATGCCAATTGAACGTAATCCCATGCTGAATATATCACATCTTC